CAGGGCCAGCACGAGGATCATGGAGAGCACAACTCGGCGGATGAAGCCAAGGGTGCTCTCGACAAGTTTCTGGGCGAAGAAGCTCAGGAACCGCAGCACCAGCACGAAGAAGAAGACGAGGAAGGCCCAGTAATGGGCGGAATGTAATCAGCACGGGCAGACCGCCCAAGGAGAATGACGTGAAAAAGGTACTTGGATTTATCGGCGCGTTGCTTCTGGCATTGCCCGTTTCAGCGCAGTATTATGGACAATACGCCAGCGACGTCAATGTCAACAGCTTCGCCTATGGAGTTGCACCCAATGGCGGACCGGCTCTTATTGTTGGAGCTGGCGGCGGAACTTCGGGAAGTTATTCAATCACGCTGGATTACGGAAAGACTTCTACCGGTGCGGGCGGGTATCCTATTTACCCGTTTTCCGGGACCACCTATCCTCCGTTTGCCATCGGCTCCGGCGCGACCTACGAGGTTGTCACTCCGAGTGCGGCATCCTGCACAACCGGCCAAGCGAACAGTTACCAGCAATGCGTATTGACGGCGACTTTCACTTATGCGCATGGCGCTGGAGACGTGGTGAGGGCATCGGATAATGGAGTATTTGAGGCGACTCAATACTTTACGAGCATGGGCGTCCAGCGGCAGGTCGTAACGTTGACCAATGCTCAGATTCTCGCTCTGAACGCAACGCCGGTTCTATTGCTTCCCGCCCCCGGCACCGGCCTGTTTTATGACGTGCTGAAGGCGACTCTCGTTGACGAGAATACCGGCACAGCCTATGCGAGTGGAGGCGTTCTGACGGTCGGATATGGTACAACGGCTGCTACAAATGCTCTTGCATCGACAGTTGCAGCTACTTTCCTCACGTCTGGAACCACTATGCAGGAGATCAATGAAAGCGGGGCATTGAACAGCGTCCTTACCGCTGCCAACGTGCTCAACCAGCCCATCTACATCACCAATGCAACCGGAGCCTTCACTACAGGAACCGGAACCTTGAAGGTGATTCTGGAGTATTCTGTTTCGGTGCAGTAAGGCGGTGTTCTGTGAGTAAGCTCTACTCAGCGGACCGTGCGAAGATGCCAAAAAGCTCCTTCGCCGGTCCGGGGCGCTCGTTCCCTATCAATGACGCGAATCATGCCCGGCTCGCCATCGGGGGCGCGACCCGCTCCGAGCGAGCGGGCAACATATCCGCATCTGAGGCCGAGCGCATTAAGGCCAAGGCGCGGGGGAAGCTCTACCAGCGATGAGCGATCACTCCGACTTTTGCGCTCGCCACATGTGGAACACGCTCATCCAAGGGCCGTGCTGCCAGTGCATGACCGGCCAGCAGAAGCTGGAGTACGTGCAACGCCAGGTGCGTATGGCGAAGATGGCTTCGGGCGAGTGCATGATTCAATGCCCGTACTGCCTGAGCACGGTAGGTAAGGACGGCAAGCCGTGCTGCTCAACGATGGGCAGGGCTATCGCGGCGGTACTGGAGCGGGAAGACGTTGTGGATGTTTTGATGGAGAAAGCCAATCGCAACTAACGCCACACTTCCGACCAATGCCGACGACGACAGCCTTGATTCTGTCCCGCAGCAGGATGATCCGCCTATTTACGGAGAGAATAATCGAGACCTGCCCGAGGACTTGACCAACAAGCTCGAAGCCATCGTCAAGAAGCTCCAGGATCAGGAAATGTACGATCGGCGCGTCGAGGTGCTTCTCGACCGCATCATGCGCTTTTACTACGACAGCGTTCAGCACGTCTATCCCAATTGGGCAACGGGGGTCTATCAGGTTGGCACGGCGGGCGGGTACGTCGATATCGGTAACGGTCAGAATGTACAGTGCCCGATGTTCATGGGTGCCTATAACATCTTCCGCGCACGCTGGCGGTCTCTGGATGCGGTTCTTACGCAGAATCCGCCGGGAGTTGGGTTCGCACCGGACCATCCGCAGGAATCCGAATCCATAGAGGCTGCTGAGACCGCTGAAGGGTTCTGGGAGATGTTCGACCAGGCGGAAAAGGGTGGCCAGGTCAAGCGCATCCAGAAGCGCGTCTCGTACATGATGGGCATGTCGGGCCGGGTCGTTTCGTGGACGAAGACGCTGAAATCCAAGGCACGATTCGGCGCAAATGACGATGGCGAACCGCGCTCGATGGAGACTGCGGAAATTTATGGCACGATGGAATCAAAGTTGCCAATAGTCTGCAAGTCATGGGCGGATTCGCCTTATTGCTTCCTCTTTGACGACAAGAACGTGCTGACGCTCAAAGCGCAGAATGAGTGGATTCGCTCCAAGGTTACTGCGGGCGAGGCGTCCATCGGGGAGTCGGACTGGAATCGATTTGCGCGTATCGGCGTCAAGCAGGCCAAGAAAGGATTCTTTCTCACTGGCCTCGCGCTGAATTACCTCACGACCGAGCTGAACGGGTTTCTGCGGCCGGAGGTGTTCGAGGATAAGCTCTTCGACCCGGCATATCCCGGGGCAGACGAAAACGACGTGCGCGAGGATGGGAAGACGTTCACCTACCGCGATAAATTCCTGCAACTTTTTCCAGACGGATGCCATGTCAAGTGGGTTGGCAAGACATATTCGGAAAGCTGGAACGAGTGCCCCGACGATGCAATCGATGTGGCCTTTCCGATGGAGCGGGATGGACTGACCGGCGGCGCTCTCATGGAGCCGATGAAGGTGATTCAGGATGCTTACAACGACTACATGAACGCCAAGCGCGAGAACTACGAGACCGGCTGGAGCGTCACCTACTTCCGGGGCAACGACGAGGATTATGCGGCCATCTCGAATCAGCGCAGCCGGCCAAACGATTATGTGCTGCTGAAAGAAGGCCCGCCAGATCAGGAGATTGCAAAGTCGGTCATCCACCGCGAAGACCCCGCAGCGCCACCAGAGGGATTCGACCAGGCAATCGAGGAATTGCGCGGTCCAGTGTCACAGGACATTACCGGGGCTCTCCCGGCGCTTCAAGGAACGAGCAACAAGGAGACTACGGCCTCACAACAGGCAATGGACCGCTCACAGGCAATGGGGATGCTGGGGCCGTCGTGGGCCTCCATGCAGATCATGTTCTCGGGCATCGCAGAGAAGGCGGCGCGGCTGGCGTCGAAGAATCCCGATCACGGCACAGAGATTGCGGTTGTCGGCAAGGATGGCCAGAAGATTACCGTCAAGATGGAGCGGCTGAAGAAAGGGAAGTTCCATGCGCATGTGTCGGACTCGTCTTTCCCTGAGACCACGGCGGCGAAGCGCGCGAATCTTGCCGATCTTATCAAGATGGCAGCCGCAAGTCCTGTGGGTCAGACTCTTTTCGAGTCCCCCGACAATTGGGAGGAGTTCATTGAACTCAACGGCAATCAAGACCTCGTGTTTATTCCCGCCATTGCGTTTAAGAAGCAGGCCAGGGAACTGGAGATTCTGCTTCAGGAGCCGCCTATCATCCCGACCCCAGAGCAGATTGCCGAGTATTCGATGCAGCACGCTCAACAGACCATTCAGGCAGAGCAGCAGGGCCTTCCTGCCCCGCCGTTCGCTCCTCCGCAGCCGCAACCATCCCTGATGCCTGAAGCGGACGATTACCACAAGTGGGAGTCTGCCAAGTGCCAGGAATACCTCTCCAGCGAGGATTGCTGGCTGCGGTCGAATGTGGCCCAGCCGGACGAGGGCGTGGACCCAGCGCAGGCGCTCGAACAAGCTAAGCTGGGGATTCAGAACGTGCGGCTGCACAAGGCGGTTCACGATCAGTTCATGGCTCAGCAGGCCATGGCGCAGGCTCAGGCGCAACAGCAGTTGAAACCACCGAGAGAGAGCATAAACTTCAAGGATGAGAGCCCAGCGGACAAGGCGCAAATGAATGCGCAGGCGGGCATCAAGGAAGCGGCCCCGGAAGCGCAGGGCGCTGTGCAGAAGAACGCGGCGACGCCGGGGACAAAAGGTACAGCGACAGTTTAGGAGGACGATATGAAGACGGTTAATGCGGTAATGCGAGAAATCGAAGCGCCTCTGGGGAGGGCTATGCTAAATCGTCTTTCTGAAAACGGGGATGATCTTCGAATCAGTCGCGTAGAAATGAACAGAGGCAACGCTGAGTGCTACAGCCAAAAAGGGTTTGAAGTACAAAGAATCGATCCAAACCGCAACATGGAATGCTTTCAAACGTTTTGCGGATACCCGATTGTAACGGATTACGGACTTCCAGATGATGTGATTCTATTCAGAGGGTCTCATGGCGATTTGATCGGAATGATCTATAACTTGTCCCCCCCCTCAGAGCTATAAGGAGAGAGCAAATGGCAGACGAACTTGAAGTGATCGAAGGCGCGGAACTCGAAACAGAGGGTGCCGAATTAGAGACGGAAGGCACTCAGGCCGAGACGGAAGGCACTGAAGGCGGAACGCAGA